CCTAGCTAACACCTCTGGACTACCCTCTGGAATAGCCTATGAGAACGTCTCATTTGAGCCTCAGACAGGCACTAGCTTCCTTAAGGTAGCCTTTATACCAACGTCACGTAGACCCGCTGTACGAGGCTTAAACCCACAACAACGGTATCAAGGTGTCTTTCGTGTATTCTGTTACACACCAGAAGGAAATGGCCCGTCTACTGCTGATGATATAGCTAACAAGGTTATAACAGCCTTTGAAGCTACAACTGACATCTCTTTCACCAATGGTGACGCTGAGACTTTCATAGTTTCTATTGACTACGCTGAGAGAGATAACGGCTTTGTAGATAGCCCTTGGTATTACACAGTAGTGAATATCGGATGGTATATCTACTCATAAAAGAAAGAACCATTATGACTAAAGCAAATAAGAATTTTGTCTACTCAGGCAAGACATATCTCATCGGAGATGAGGTTCCCGCTAATGTAGCTACGGCTGTTGATCCTTCCTGTACGGAAAAGCCCAAAGCTAAGAAACCCACATATACTAACACGATTCTTGAAGGAGAATAAACATGGCTTTTTCACAAGGTAGCCGTTCCAGTCTCTCGTATATTGCAGAGACAACTTTCGGCACTACGCCATCCACACCTACTTTCGCTAACCTTCCGATTAACTCACACTCTCTGGACTTAACCAAAGACCGTGTTGAAGGTAATGAAATCCAAGCTGACCGTATGACACGAGTTGACCGTCACGGTAACAAACAAGCTGGTGGCTCTATCGAAGTAGACCTACGTAAAGGTGACTACGACGAACTACTAGAATCAGCTTTCTTTAACTCGTATGCCACAAACATATTGAAGGTTGGAACTACACCTAAGTTCTTTACGATAGAAGATGCAGCTAACGACATCGACCAGTTCCGTCTGTTCACAGGTTTGGCAGTTTCTACCGCCAGCTTCTCCATTGCACCTAACCAGATGGTCACAGCGACTTTCGACATGGTTGGCAAAGGTATGACACAGGCTGGTACAACAGGTTCCACTGGTGGTACACCAACAGCTTCGACAACCAACTCACCTTTCGATAGCTACTCAGGTACTATCACAGATGGTGGCTCAGGTATTTCCATCGTTACTTCGATTGACTTTAGCTTGACTAACTCCTTAGCACCTACCTTCGTAGTTGGCGCTGATAATGCACAATCTCTTGAATTTGGTAGTGCTGTTGTTGAAGGTACAATGACAGTTTACTACGAAGATGAAACACTCATCAACAAGTTCTTGAACGAAACCGAAAGCTCAATCACTGTATCTGTTGATGATCCTACAGGCTCTAACGCATATACATTTGAGTTCCCTCGTGTAAAGTATAATGGTGCGTCTGTACCACTTCAGAACCCTCAGTCTCGTCTGATTACACTGCCATTCGTGGCTCTGTACGACAGCACTGAGAACACAAACTTGAAGATGACACGCACAGCTTAATTCCTAGCTAGGATAGGGGAAGCATCGGTGTCGGGTCTGGTGCTTCCCCACTATAAATCAACCCGACTTAATCTCGACAATCAACCTTATAAAAGGAATCCCGACATGGATTTAATGAACATTGGCACTACAAAAGAAACCACAGACGTAACTCTGTACAATCCGATTAACTCTGAAATTCTCGTTAATGAGGATAAGTCAGAGATGACCATTACTATCCACGGTCCATACTCGAAGAAGTACAAGACAATCTCACACGGTCAACAGAATCGTCGCTTGATGAAAGCACAACGGACTGGTGGAAAGCTCAACCTCACTGCTGAGGAAATTGAAGCATCTGCGCTAGACCTTCTGGTGAAGTGTGTTGACGGTTGGAACATTACTCTTGGTGGTGAGCAGCCAGACTGTAAAGAATCTAAGGTACGTGAAGTGTTTGAAGCACTCCCTTGGGTTCGTGAGCAAGTTGACGCTGCACTAGGCGATGCACAGGCTTTTTTGGACAAGTAAGAGCAGAACTAGAGGAGTACGCTGAGTATTCCTTTAGAATGGGTAGGAAGGTCTCAGGTGGCAAAGGTAAAGCTACTGAGGCCGACCACCTAGCTCAAGTCGCCAAACAACTGGGTAAGGACTTAGAGGATGTTGAGAAAGCTAACTCTGATGCCCTTTTCCCTGACATAGCTTCCCACATATGGTCAACATTCCTAGAGCTACACGATGGTAGAACCTACGGTATGAGTGGTCCTAACCCTATTTCCTATGACATCATCAAGGCTTGGTGTGATATTACGAACATAGAGCTTTCCCCTTGGGAAGTAAGCACTATAAAAGCCTTGGACAATCTGTGGATTAAAACTACTGGCGAGGAAGCAAATGGCTGATCTTATTGAACTAGACTTAGTGGTAAGAGATAAAGGGTTAAAAGCCTCTGTTTCCACTGTGGAGAGATTAGAGCGTCAAATCATTAAAGCTCAAAAAGCTGTTGATCAAAACACTATCTCTCAGGCTCGTTACAATAAGATTTTATTAGCTGCTAAGAGAGACTATCAGGCTCTTGGTATGTCCAGTCAAAAAGCTACGGCACAAGTTCGTGCATTTGCTGCTGCTAATAAACAAGCTCAAGTGGCAACTGTTGCTCAAACTGGTGCTTTAAAATCAGCCACAGTTGCAACTAATAAGTTAAATGCTGCTCAAGCTCAAACTAAGAACAAGATGAATGGCAACAACATGGCTATTCAGCAGCTTGGTTATCAATTTGGTGACTTTGCTGTACAGGTTCAAGGTGGCACAAGTGCCTTTGTAGCCTTTAGTCAGCAGGGCGCACAGCTTGCTGGCATCTTGCCTATGATTGCTGGACCTCTTGGGTTAAGCATGGGTGCTGCTGTAGGTCTATCTGCTGCACTTGGTGTCCTTATCCCTGTTGGCTCTGCTATTGCTAGAATGTTCTTTGAGATGGGCGGTAGCGCAGAGAACGCTGAAGACGCACTTGAAGATTTAACATCGGCCTTAAAAGATTATGAAGACGCTACTAAGATGGGTCTCTTAAGTACAAAAGAACTTAGAGATGAGTTTGGTAGTCTGGCAAAAGAAATGAAGAACCTACAAGGATTCTTTGAAAACGTAGCCGTAAGCAGAGTTATGGACCTCCTAAAGACAGATACAGGGTTGTTTAACAAGGAACTGTCTGAAGCCTCTTCAAGAATTATAACTCTCACAGCTAGAGCAAAAGCACTTGAAGACGTAGAAGTAAGTGACATCTTTACTTCAGAGCAGGTCAAGTCTTCTAAAGAAGCTGCTGAGATCATGATAGGTAAGATACAAAGCCTTTCATCAGAGTTAGGGCTTTTACCAGAACAAGTTCTATTGTTAGACAAATCATTAAATAGTGTTCTCAGTGCTGATGGCATGGGTGAAATAGGTAAAAGGGCTGTTGAAGCGTTAAAAAATATTGAAGGCATGGGATTTGCGGCTAAAGATGTACCCCCCGAAATAATTAAGCTCGTTAACAATCTTAAGCAGGTCGCAGGTGCTGCTGGAAGGGCAACAGACGCTTCTTCTAAGATGGGCGACGAAATAGCTAATTCAATGGACAAAGCTGCTGAAGCGTCTGCTGAAGTTAACAAAGAGACTAGTCGCCTCTTAAAATTAGCTAAACTTGAAACTGACGTTGTTAACAATGTTTCATTTGCAGAGGATAGATTAGGTAAGTTAAAAGCAGACTATGCAAGGGCAGACTTTTTGTCAAAGCAGATGTCACTGGGACTTTCTGGCGAAGAGTTAAAAAGCAGACTTGATATTTACGACGCTCTTGTAAAACAAAATCAAGAGCTAGAGGCTGCTGAAAAAAGCACTAAAGCCTTAGAAGATTCTGCTGACGCGGCAGCTAAAGCAATGAAGAGCCTAAGTGACTTTGGGGGAAGCATTGAGAAGAAGCTAGTGATGGCTACTGCTGAGTTAGATGCTCTTAAGAACGGTGGTGATGCAGCTAATGCTTCTATGGCCGCTGGCTTAGAGTATGAACTTGGCATACGGCATGAAATAGCTATGTCTACAGCAGCACAAGCTGGTAACATGGATGCGATGGCTGCTGCTCAAATGAGGTACAATAAAGCCCTTAAAGACCTTGCTAAACTTTCAAGTGTTCAAGCGGAAATAGCTGCTAATAGGAATACCACAAGTAGTAGTAGGGGTGGTCAAACCAATGACGAATACCTAGCACAGCTACTCAAAGAGATAGAACAAAAGCAAGAACTCGTAGGTCTGTCAAAAGAAGAAGTTAAGATAAAGACCCTA